CATTGGTGCTTTTGCTGATGACAGAGGTCTAAAAGTTGCTGCTAAAGCTCGTAAGTTGATTATACCTTCAGCGCTACAATTCACTGCAGAAAGATTAATGAAATCTGCAAACAGAGTTGGAACTGCTGATAATGACGTCAACGCATTAGCATCAAAAGGAATGATTCCTGAAGGTTATGTAGTGAACAACTACCTAACTGACACGAACGCATTCTTTATTAAAACTGATGTGCCTAATGGTATGAAACATTTCCAAAGATCACCGATCGCTACTTCTATGGAAGGCGACTTTGAAACAGGAAATATGAAATACAAGGCTAGAGAGCGTTACAGCTTTGGTTTCTCTGATTGGAGAGGAATGTTTGCTTCTGAAGGAGCGTAATAATTCTTTTCAATAAAGAACTTAGGAGGGGCGCTTCGGCGCCCCTTTTTATTTGCAATCACCCTATTAAAAGCGTATAATTCACACACTGCATATTTATTAATAGTCATCACAGACTCGTGCAGTAGACAACGTCTCAGACTGTGTTGACGGAAAAGGAGACCTATATGGCAAATTCAACTTTTAGCGGTCCGGTCAGATCAGAAAACGGACACAAAGTAGTATCAAAAAATACAAGCACTGGTGCTTTTACAGAGCATGCTACACTAAACACAGCAACAGGAGCTGTTTCTAGTGGAACTACAGGATCATTATTATTAAATGCTTCTTCCACAAACACAGCAACTTTGCAAACATATCAAGCTACAATTACTGTAGCTAATGGTGCAACAACTGGTAAGGAAGCGTCTATCGCAATGCCTGCCAATTTTATACCTATGTGTGTTATGGTAAATGTAACAACAGCGTCAACAAACAACGTAAACTTAGTTGACATCGGAGACGATGGAGACACTGATTCTTATGTTGATGGTATTGCAGTTGCAGTAAATTCAACTGGATTTAAAGGCGTTTTTGGATGCAACGGTGTAAGAGGTATTACAGGACTAACAGGCGCAACTTCAACTGCTGATGAAGTAGAAGTGGTTGTTTCTGGAGACCCAGGAAGTGCAACTGTTCTAAGACTAACTTTTGTTGGTGTAACAGGCGCATAAATAAAATAAACTTTATGTGGAGCGGGGGCTTCGGCCCCTTCTCTCTAACGGAGGAAAAATAAAATGGCAGACGCAGTAACAAGTCAAACATTATCAGATGGTGATAGAACCGTTGTAATGAAATTTACAAACATATCTGATGGAACAGGTGAATCATCTGTTAAAAAAGTAGATGTGTCAGAATTAACTAAAAATCAAGCAGGAACCGATTGCTCAAGAGTTTCTATAACTCAAGTTTGGTATGACATTGGAGGAATGAGAATAGCGTTAGAATTTAATGCGTCTTCAAATGTTGTAGCACTAACTCTTGGAGGTAGCGCCGCAGCTGGTCCTGTTTCAGGTTATATGGATTTTAGATCTTTTGGTGGGATTAAAAACAATGCAGGTAGTGGAATAGATGGGGACATAGATCTTACAACACATGGTCATACAGCTCATGATCATTACACTATCATTGTTGAAATGACTAAAAGTTATTAGGAGTAATGTATGGCTGTATCAGGTTCTACTGATTTTAGCATAGACGCCGCAGAAGTAATTCAAGAGGCCTACGAAAGATGTGGACTTCAAGAAGTTACTGGTAAAGATTTACGCGCAGCTATACGTAGTATGAATTTGTTAATGTCTGAGTGGGCCAATCGTGGCCTTAACTTATGGACTATACAGTTAGGCACACAAGCAACAACTGCTAGTGATTCTGATTATACTTTAGACACTAATATTGTAGATGTTTTGGAAGTTGTATTAAGAGACGCTAATAATTTAGATACAAATCTTGGTAGAGTAAGCCGTGCAGACTATCATATGCTTCCTAACAAAAGCACAGAAGGCAGACCGTCTCAGTTTTATTTTGAAAGAACAACGACGCCAACTTTATTTTTATATCCAACTCCTGACCTATCTACCTATAGTGTAAGGTACTATTACTTAAAAAGATTAGATGATATTGATTTACCAACAGATGATCCAAATGTTTCATTTAGATTTTTGCCTTGCTTAGTTGCAGGTATGGCTTATTATCTTGCCATGAAAAAAGCACCTGAAAAAATTCAACTGTTAAAAGCAGTTTACGACGAAGAATTTGAACGAGCTCGACAAGAAGACAGGGAACGCTCTAGTTTTAGTGCAGTTCCTGGACGAGGGTACTTTAACAACTACTAAAGGAGGATTTATGATTAGTAAGTTACTTTTTATAAAAGACTGGGCGATGAATCTTGATAAGAAAAAAAAGATCATTGCAGCAGCCATTGTAATCATAATTATTATTGCACTGGTAAAATAATGGAACCACGAAATTCAACAGAATTAATCGTTATCCATTGTGCGGCAACAAAAGCTTCTATGGATGTGGATGCAGCAACCATAAAAGACTGGCATGTCAATGGCAATGGATGGCGAGATATAGGTTATCACAAAGTAATAAAACGTTCGGGAGAAGTTGAAAACGGACGAGATATTCGTGATTCAGGAGCACATGCTGCTGGATATAATCACAAAAGTATAGGCATTTGTCTTGTAGGAGGCATGGCTGATGACAATTCTGCTGAAAATAATTTTACCGATCATCAATGGATAGCTCTTTTGGTATTGGTTAAAGAATTAAAAGATCAATATCCAGATGCTGATGTTATTGGTCATAATGAAATAAGTGAAAAAGAATGTCCGTCATTTGACGTTCAAGAATGGAAAAAGGATAATTTATAATGGGACCACTACTATCAATGTTGCCAACTGTCTTAAAAACTGGCGCATCAATATTTGCTAACAGACAAAAAGCAAAAATACTTATGTCAGATGCTGAACTACTTCACGCACAGAAAATGGCAAATGGAGAAGTGGAGTATCAAGCAGCTGTAAGGCAATCAAATGACAAAGGATGGAAAGACGAGTTTGTCCTTATCCTCGTAAGCGCCCCTGTGATTTTATTAATATGGTCAGTATTCTCTGACGATCCAGAAATACAAGCAAAGCTACATATGTTCTTTGAGCAGTTTAACAATCTGCCTTTTTGGTACCAGACGCTATTTGTAGGCGTCGTCGCTAGTATATACGGCCTCAAGGGAGCCGATATTTTCAAAGGTAAAAAATGATTTGGGTTATTACATCAATGTTGTGGTATCACGATGTTGAAAAACCTATACTTACGGACTATTTAGTTAAATCTTTTGATACAAAACCTGCTTGTCTAAATTATGTTTGGGACAACAAAGTAGATATGATAGATGGTTTATTAGAAGTACACAGAGAAGTAGATGGTGTTAAACTAAGAACGTTTGCTTTTTATTGTGAGAATAGATTTGTAGAATTAGAGGAAGTATGATGGACTTTTCTGGTTTAGGAGTTTATTTTTTTTATGTAGCAATTATTTTATTTGTTTATGAAACTCTCTGAAAACACACAAATTTCGCTCCCGGCTCGTAACTTACTTGCCATACTCGCAGCCGTAGCAATCGGCACCATGACGTATTTTACAATTGTTGAAAGATTAAATCGAATTGAGACTACACTACAGCTCATGGAAAAAGATATAGAAGCCGCTAATACTTTTGTAGATGGTGTGCCCAAAGGAAATATGGTCAGTCCACAAGTGCAAGAGCTCTACATGTTGGTTGAGTACCTAGGTGAGAATGTAGAAAAATTAAAAGAACAGATGGAAGCAGAAATACCAATGATACTTAAAAACGATATGGTTATACAATTTCATGAAGATCGTATTATAGATCTAGAAGAGAGAAAGAATGGAAACCATTAAAGTTGTTTTTGCAATACTCATGATACAGAACGGTTCGACAGTAGAAATGGTGCCTACGGAAGGCCTCAGCGATTGCCTTAAGCAAAAGCGCATTATTTCTCGCAACATCGGAGAAGATCAAGAAGGCATATACATGAGCTGCAAAGAAGTAGAGGCTGTTGTATATGAAGACATGGGACGTTTAAAAATAAAGAAAATTGTAGAATAATAACGACTTGACTATCAATCATATCTAAGTAAATTATAATATAACATACAAGCAGTTCGGGGGGATTATGCTTAAAGGTATTTCAATACTAGTTATTGTATTAGTTGGATTTTTATGGATGTTTGGTTCTTTGATGGACTCTGCAATGGCAGATGTAACAGGCGCTGGCTCAACAACTAACACACAATCGACATCAGGCTCATCAGCTAGTAATACAGCAATTACAGGTGGTTATCACAGTGAGGCTACAACAAACTATCAAGATGGTTCATCATCTAACAGCACTACAAACAACAGTACTACAAACAATAACAACTCTTATACAGGCGATCAACGTACCGTACCATCTGCATCTGCTCCCGGTATCTCTGCAATGTCGCAAGATCTTTGTACTGTAGGTGTATCCGCAGGTATGCAAAAACCATTAATAGGTGCAAGTATTGGTATTACAAAGCGTGATATGAATTGTGAACGTATGAAACTATCTAAATTATTATTTGATTTTAACATGAAGGTTGCTGCTGTATCTATACTATGTCAAGACAGCAGAGTGTTTCAAAGCATGGCGCACGCTGGCACACCTTGTCCATTTAATGGTAAGATAGGTGACGCTGCATTAGAAGAATGGAATAAATACGACAAACAAAGACCAGACTACGAAGAATATGTATCTGCTTTAAGATATATGGAAAAAGTAGATGCAAAAATATTGGAGGATTTAAATGAAGAACCTAGTATTGTTGACGGTGATGGCAACGCTGTTATCCTCGGTAGTCAAGGCTGACGTAGTAGTTATACCAGACACACCAAACGTAGGCGACACAACTACAATCACTACTGTAACAACCGGTAATCCTGTTACCTCAGATAATCTTATATCTCACGATTGGATTGATGGTAGCTGGGAAGGAACTATGTTTCCAGACTCATCAGATATCAACGAAAATATTTATCTTACAGGTAAAGATGGCGCATATGCAGAGACTACAATTAACTCAGAAGATCATGTATCGATAGAAGAATTAAGACTGGGGTTTAGTTCTAACTTTAATGCTGACATAAGATGGTGGAACCCAACTGAGTCAACTGTGACTATGACACAGACGGCAAACAATGGAGTAGATTCTACGACACAAAGCACAACATTTGAAGACACAACAAATCATAATTACGAGTTTAATAACTATGGCAACACATTAATTATGAATGCTGATCCTGAAATGACACACGGGACACTGACTGCACGTTTTGATTTTGATATACAAGGTAATAAAAAATATAATGGTGGACATGCGGGTGTAGATGTTACGGACCCAACACTAACTGTAGATTACACTGCGTTGTCAGCAACAACTGTAACAACGGTTGAATACTGTTGGCAAAAAAATCCACCTACGTGTCCTGGACAAGATGAGATAGATATTGTTGAAGACAT